GGTCTTGGGAGAGACAGGGCTTTCACCTGTACCTGCGCTGCAACTCGTTAGCCTGTGTACATCAGGCGTAGTTCATGCGCCGCCCACAACGTAGACCACTCCCCCAAGTCTTCATATTCCCGTTACCTTAGCAAATCAAATGCCGGTAATCTTTGCGAACGCACTTGCACGATATATTGCCAGCGCCAGGTACTCTTCTGCCCTGAGCGTCTGCTTGTTCTTGACGAAGTCGTCATTGATCCACCCGGCGTCAACTCTTGCTTCCATGCCCCGGAAAAGTTCCGAGAAGAGTTGGAAGTCTCCCGTAAGCGCGGTATTCTCCGTCTCCGCAGGGGTGATAACGACGGGCTTACCCCAGATGCGCTCCGGCCCGGCTTCCGCCGGACTGCCCCAGATGTAGATACCGTCTACCGTGCGGAGCAGGCGCACGTCCTGCCAGTCGTTGGGGTGCATGACGACGCCGGAGGGTTCGGCAAAGCCGGTGTAGCGCACGAGGGTAAATGCTTTGTAGATAGCATCTGGAGTGGGGTCAGCGCCTTTCGCCTGCGTCTGTACGCCGGTCTTAGTGAGGAAGCCTTGCAGGTTCGGCGTGGTTCCGTTGCCCGTGAGGAGTTGGACTTCTTCCGCGAGCATGAGCATGAAGAGGAGGCGGTTGTCGATCGTAGCACGGAGGAAGGGGACATACTTCAACTGCTGGTTCGTGACCGGCAGGTAGGTCGCAATGACCTCCATCGTCACGGTGCGCTCGGTAAACGCCAGCGCGCTTTCGGGCTTGGCGGCATTCTCTGCCACAGGAGCGGCGTTGTTGGTAAACGTCGTCTCTTCCATATATTTGATGACCTGCGCCTCAGAAGGCGTGTTAGGCATCAGGTCAGAGACGACCGGACGGCGCTGCGCGCTTTCGACAACTCGCGGCCCCCGGTTGTTGGCAGGCGCGAACCCGGCGGCAGTCGTCATCGTAGTTTTGAGGGCAGAGATGACATTTTGACCGAAGGGGATTTTGACGGAGATGAGGTTGCCCGGTTTGTCGAGGTCGGAGGTTTTGTACTCTTCACTATCGGTGAAAATCTCCCCGATAGACTTGACTTCATCCCTCTGCTGCTCGAAATTAAGAGGACGCTTCTCTCCCTTATCATCGGCTCGGTCGCCGTACTCAAACTTGCCCTTGACCTGCTTCATGAATTCGAGTTCAACTTCATTGCGAGCCGCTTCAATGATTTTGGCTTTCTTCTCATCGAAGGTTTTAGAGGCTTCGTTAAGTTCTTGTGTGCGGTTCTCGAATTCCGGCAGGTATTCAGAGGACATTTCCCCCTTCATCGTGCCATGTTTGTCGGTAAACGCCTTGTACTCTTCGCGCTTGGCACGCAAAGCAACCGTATCTGTCGTCATCGCAGAGTAAACTCGCTCAGCGACGCGCTCCGCGATTAGTTCTTCCCTGGTTTTTTCCATTGTCTGTTCACACTCCCTGAGCGGATAGGCACAGGCTTACCCGTGCCATAGTGTTGAGATAGGCAGACTTAGCAGCCTCTATCGCTGCCTCGTCCGTCGCCGTCTCAACCTCCCGCTGAGGGCGTGCGACAAATCCACGTTTCGCAATCGCAATCAGAGCCTTGCTTTCCCGATGACTGAACTTCTCGTTCAGGAACCGCTCATAGTCGCGCTCTGATTTGATGTCATCTAAAATAAGTTCTTCGTCTTCTGCTTCCAAGGTTTCGAGCAAACTCTTGACGCTGGCAAACGTTCTCGGCTCGGCCGGATTCGGCGTGAGGGAAGCGTCCAAACCGAGAGGCCAGTACAAGACCTTGTGCGCCCCGTTGTCCTGCTTCTCACGGCGGACGAGATGGGCAGGAACGCCGCTCGACCATCCCAACTTGCCCGCCTTGGCCATTTTGAAGACGGCCTTCTCGTAGTCGTCGCGCTGCTTCAGTTGCGCTTCAATCCAGATACCAGCGTCATCCTGCTTCATCTCCCCGACGCCTAATTTGGTCGTTCCCAACTTCTTATCTAATCCGTGCTGATAGTAGACACGGCTCTTGTCGGTGAATTCGAGGTCATAGTCGGTTTCGTCAGGCGTGAAGAAGTCTTTGAGGGCGGAAATGTCCGGGTCGGCTTTGGTACTGAAGAGTACCAAATGCCCGTCTACGATGTCATTGCCGCGCGTTTTGACTTCGCTGCCAAAAAGGATGTATGCCTCGTTTTCCATCATCGAAACCCCTCTATGCCGTCATCTCGAACCAAAAAACACAAACAATTTGACCTGCATCGCGTACTCCCCGCTCGTGGTACGGTCGGTAACTTATCCCACTTGTACGGGCTTCCTGCGGCCAGTGGCGGGCAATCTGGACAATGTTCCGCGCTTCCCATACGCCAACTTATCAGGCTCCCGATGCTGCTGCCCGCAAACGTCTCGTTCGCCGTACCCGTCAGGCGATTGGTGTACAACTTCATCCGTGCCGCCATTGCCTTGACACGCGGGTTGCCCTCGTCGTCGGTGTAGCGACCTGCCAGAACGTCATCGGTAAAGGCTCTCAGGAATTGGCGCTGATTGAGCATCGCCATTCTGCCGAAGACTGCATCGGCAGGCGTCTTGCCCCGTCTGTCTCCTGCGCGTTGTCGGCCCAGTACCGCCGCCCGCGTGTGCGCCTTTTCCAGCAGGGCGAAGTGCGCCGCTTCAAACTGCCGGATACCGACTTTCCCGGTCGCATAGCGAAAGAGCAAGTCCTTCTGCGCTCGTTGTGTACGCGCTTGCAGGCTATCCAGCCGGGACTGATTCGCGGCCTGCGCGGTGGACGTTCCTCTTGGCAGCAGAGTGCGTTTTATCGCTGAAAGAGCATCCATAACAGGGCGGTACTCACTCCAATCAGAAAAAAGGCAGCAGAAGACAGTACGACAATCAGTCGCCATTCACGTTCTGACTTATCCCGAATATCACGCAATTCAAAATAAGCATCTAAAAGCGAATCAAATTTAGAAGGGGGACTATACATCAGTGTTTTCCATTCCCGGCAGCAGCCGGCCGTAATTCTTCCGCGTCCTCAAGGTCGAACGCTCCGTAAATCTCCTGATACGCCTTGCTTTCCGAGAGGTACTGACGCAGGAACTTCGGCGCGTCCGCTTCGTCCACGTCCTCTGGTTCCTCTTCCCCCGGTTTTGGCGCTATCGTGTCCATGAAGTACACGCCCTCGTCTTCGGGAAGCGGCTTGCGGCCTGTCTCTCGCAGTGCCGTCGCCTTGTCTATCAGCCCGACTTTGTAGTCTTCCCTTACCCTGGCGCTCGCCTTGTCCTTGTCCTCCTGCAAGGGCCGGATGTTGGACAGGTCAGGATAGAGCCGGTACTGCGTCGTGTCATACCCGAACCGGGGCAACAGTGCCGCCGCTATCTGGCAGTACACCATGAGCAGGAGCGGAATAATCGTCTCCTCCCAGAAGCTCTCCCGCGCTTCCTTGACGTTGGCATACGTCTTGGACAGCCTTCCTACGTGCAGACCAGCCACCTGCGGCGGAACCCCGAAGACCGCCGCTATGTCGGCTTCCGGCCTATCCTGCATGATGTCGAGCGCCATGTTTTCGGGCGTCGCGTTCGGGAAGGTAAGGTCTATCGGCTCGTTCCAGGCAATCCACTCCCCAACTTTATCCCCGGAAACTTTGGTTTTCGCTTTGTCTACAAAGTCGGCAGGGTCAAACGTCGTAGACGGATTCTTCGGCGCTGCGAGGGCAAACGGCACGCCCCCATTACGCAGGATATTAGCATTGTAATTCGTCGCCTGTTGCAGCGTATACTGCTGCTGCTTCAGCGCCGCGTAGCCGGAAAGACCGTAACGCGGATCGGAGAGATTGACGCCGAAACGCAGGTGAATAATGTCCTCAATCTCCACTCTCTGCGGACTCTTGCCCTCCGGCGTGTACTTGTACCAGTCGATGAGTTCCATGCTGCCGGAATTGCGTTCTGCCGTCACGCTCTGGTGTGGCAACCACTTCAACCGCTCCGGCAGTCCGCTTCCGCCTTCTTCGATACCGAGGTATCCATTACCGGAAGCGAGCAGACTGCCGAGATACGCCCAGGCGAGGGCGCTACCATCCCAAAAGGGCGCGTAGGGCTTGTTGAGTAGGGCCGTGACGGGATCGTCGGAAACCGTTTCCCACTCGCCCTCCCCATTCTGCTGCTGCAACTGTACTGGCGCTTGCGTGTAGTTCAGGGCGATAGTTCGGTAGCACGAATAGGCCGCCGCATTCTGCCAGAAGTCAGCCGTGAGGGAACTCCAATTGATACGCGTGCCTGCCGATGCTCCGTAGCCGTCGCGCAGATTGATCTCCCTCCCGCTACTGCCCGTGAAGAAGATTTCCAGCGCCTTGACGCTCGCCGTTGCTGCTGCTTTGGTTCGCTCGTATAGATTCATGCGCCTGCGCTTACAAACGAGTTGGAAACCTCGATAAAGGCATCTGCCGCCGCGTCGGAGTGGTCTTTCCCTGCTCCGGGAAACACACGCCACCTGTCTAACAGTCGCGCATTCCACTTACCCTTCAGAAACTTCACATTCCCCACATTGACCTGTGCCGCAAGCGGAGACGCCCGCACTTCTTTATCCCCCGTGACCGGCTCGCTCTTGATAGGGAACCCGGCGAGTTTGCGGGTCAGTATCATGATCTGCGCTTTCCCGGCCTGTCCGGGGTCTTGGGGAAGCCGTACCATGCACGCCCGACCATCTAATGCGGCGGTTTGCAGAATACTGCGCTCTACCTCTTCCGGCCCCCACTGTCCCTCGGTCATATCGGTCACGAGGAAGTCGCCTTTGCGGTTGCCCATCATCTTGATACCGACTGTCCAGGCTCCGCCGTCCGTCGTAGCGGCTAAGTCCCAGGCGCGGCACACGTCGCACATATCGGAGGGTATCGCGTCTACAATCTCAATCGTGCCGACTTTGTAGAAACTGCCCTCGCGAGGTTTCGGGTCGCACTGATACAACGCTTCCCAGGAGCGTAATCCCTCATTCTGGCTCATGACATCGCGGATACGATGTAGCTTCTCCTCGTTCCATCGTTCTGGCCAGAGCGCTTCACCTACAGCGCGATTCAGAATGTCGCCTGCATCAATCGCCAGTGCAGGCAGTTTCAAGATTGTCCATCGGCCCGGTTCGCTCGCTATCGCTCTCTGCCCGATGTCGTCTTCGTGCCAGGGCGTCATGACCAGCAGGATTTTGCCGCCCGGTTCCAGTCGGGTATAGAGGTCATCGGTGTACCAGTCCCAGACTTTCTCCCGGTAGACCTCACTCTCTGCGTCCTCACGCCGTCGTATCGGGTCATCTATGGCGATTAACCCGAACCCGGTTCCGGTCGGTGGGCTGCCAACGCCACGGGTCATGAGAATGCCACCCTGCGACGTTGCCCACTCGTCCTCGGCCTGTTTGGTACGGTCTAAGTCCAGAGCACCGGAAGCGACGTTGCGGGACTTGCGCCCTAATCGGCGGGCGAAGCGTTCGTTATAGCCGGTGAGCAGCGCGTTCTCGGTCGGATGTCCTGAAAGCCAGTAGACCGGATAGCGGACGGTGATTGTCTCCGTCTTCGCGTGACGCGGCGGCATGAAGATGGCTAATCGGTCTATCTCGCCTCGTGTCAGGCTGTCAAGGTGCGTTGCGATCTCTTTCAGGTGTGCGGCGTCGGCTGTCCAGGTGCGCGGAATATGCTGCCGCATCCAATCACGATACGGCGGAAGTATCTTCGTCTTCTGGACTGTCGGCGCCTTCGATTTCGCTCGCCGCTTCGAGAAGTCGAATTGAATAGGACGTACTGACTTCAAGAAGTTTGGCGAGATTGCCAGCGTCTTGCTCTCGAATGTAGTCTTCACGTGCTGCATACTCAGTTATAGCCCGTTGCAACTTCAGGTGAGAGTGCAATCCTTCGGCTATGGCCAGGTCAATTCTAATCTCATTTTCCGTTGCAACTTGTTGCAACTTTGACACGTCAAGGTTAGAACGAATTCGGCTGACAATGCTTTTGTCCAGGCTGTACCGGCGCGCCGCATCTGATATGCTCATCCCCGCCAATAGCGCCGCGGCTACTTCTGCCCTCAATTCTTCGCTATGCGGCTTTCCACGTGCCATACCTCACCGTCACTGTATCCGCGCAGGCGTGACCTGCGCAATAGAGCCGACATCGCACAATGCGCCCTCCCGAACGGTTCCAATCCTCAGCACTTCCTCCCCCTCCTCCACGAGCGAAACATAGAGCCGGGGTTGCGGAGGGTACGTTGTCCATCCCCCCTGCTGCGATAGTCCCCCGTCGGTAATAATGATATGCCAGGTAAGCGTACCGGAGCGTCCAAAGGCGCGGTACTCACCAGAGGACACTTTCAAGGAAATGGGAATACCGAAGAAGTTGCGCGTCGGACAGGTGAAGCCTACGGTGTGGAATGCTTCCGACTTCGGCGCGGCCATGAAGCCGGAGAAGCAACTTAACCTTACCAGCCCCAAATCGGCAGGGGAGAGCCGACACTGTATTTGCGCGGTCGGGGTGGAAGCGGCGACCAGTTGCAACCGCAGCGCCTCTTCCGTCGTCATGCCCTGCTGCTGCGTAACGTCCTCCTGCGCTCCTAAGTTCGTAGATAGCAGCACGATTAGGAGCAGTGGGAAAATTCTTCTCATTCCTCTTCCTCACTCTCCTTAAGATGTTCGCCCGGCAGTTTCTCAGGAGGAATGCCGTACAGCAGACTGGCGCTGCGTGCGGCCCTGCTGTTGGTCACGTAGATGGGCAAAGGGTTGTTCTCGATATAGACGTGCTTCCCTGGAATACGCCAGATACCGACAACGGCAAACGTTGCGAGCAGGAGTTTTAGGGCCAGCAGAGCAGAAGCACTCATATCCACTTACCTCCTACAAACCACTGCGTATGGCAACGTCGGCAGGTCTGCACGCCATAGCCTGAAAAGGGCATATAGTCATGCAGTCCCATCCAGCAGAGAAACCGACTAAAGAGGGTCTTGAATGTCATGGTGTTTGGTTCGATAGACTACTGCCACGAGGTAGACGATGAGCAGGACAGTGACTACGAAAAACGGGAACATGAACGGATTGGCCTTACTTGCCCCAGATGATCTGAAAGGCAAAGACGAGTAGTTGCAACATGATATGTCTGCTCCTGTGGGTGAAAATGACAAAAAGCCCGCCCAACGGCAGGCGCTCCCTTGCGGGTGTGCTTACCATCAGGCGGGCTGTCTCCACAAATCCCCTATGAAGCGTCACAGACGCACTCAACTGGGGCAGTTGAATTCTTCCCTCTTTATAAACTTGTTGCGTCTATTTTAGCGAGTGAAATTCTTTTTGTCAATAGTAGTATTATTTTTGTACGTTTTGCCAAGCATCGCCAACCGCTTTTCAATGGCCGCAATCTGCATTTTATAGGCGTGGCGCTGCATCTCCAGCACCTCGATTTCGGCCTGCCTCACTTCATCCTGCGTCGTGTTATGCTGCTCGGTATTCAGGATGTCTCTCCCTCGTCTGGTTCCCACTGCCATTCGGTTGTGAGTGTTTCCTTGCCTATGGCATATCGTCCCTTGACTGTGTAGCCCTTAGAAATGAAGATTTCCTCTGCTTTGTAAGTATCAAAAAGAGCAAGTAGAAAAGGCAAGGCATCTTCGCCAAATGTGCCTTTGAACTGCTTAGATCGCTTCCAATATCCGTCCTCTTCGCATCGTTCATAAACTCTGTAACGTACCTCGGTCATTCTGGTTTGCCTCCCTCTCGGCGTTCAGGGTGTCGTTCCCTCGTCTGTCGTGGTGGCGGGTTCGGTCAGGAGGGCGCGAATACTGATACCGAGATATTGTATCGCTTGCAACGTGTGCGACATCCCGCCTGAAACACTCTCTCCAGGGAGTATTTTCCATGATCCTGCTGCGTCACAGAGTTTCGCAGACAACTCTATGCCTACTCGGTATCCGCGTTCGTAGATTTCTCGGTGAGCATCTGCTTCCGCCTTCTTTGCCCTCTTGCAGGGACGCTCGCCACAGCAATCGCAGATATGCTCAACTACCCCGTCCGCGTCCGGCTCGCCCCACTTGCGCGTCTTGACTTCCTCGAAGGACCCTCGCAGTACATCCGCGAAGGAAAAGCCTTTGCGATGTGCTATGTGAAGTGTCAGGAGGATTATACCGGTCACTTCCTGAATCGTCGTAGGCCACACAACATCGTCTTTGACGGGTTTCTGCTGCACCTGCCAGCGTTCGATATTTTGCTGCAACTCCATCGCTTCGCGCCGAAGATGTTCAGTAATCGTGGCGATACTGGAGTGCGGAAACGTCTCCTTACCCCACTGGCCTACCTCACGTTGCAAATCATTCAGATTCATTCTCCACACTCCCTCTCTGCAATCCCACTGCATAAATCCCGCACGCTTCTATGAGTCGGCGCTCTGCCTTTGTTTTTCGGCGCTTCGCGCAGGAGAGATTGAGCGCCAGCACGAGTGCGGATTGCACAACATCTTCAAACTGATTTTTGCGGCGCGCTTCGGGACAAATACACGGATACCGCTTGCAGGTATGACATCGGACTTTATCGCTCAAATTTTCCCTCCCTCTCAGGAACCCGGCGAATGATCATGTCCCGTCCTCAAAGTCGAAACCGATCTGCTCCGGTTCGGCGTCTTCTTCGGCGGTGAGTTGTTCAAACAAGTTACAATTTCCGCTCCAGAACTTCGCTCTCGCCTGGGCTATGCTCAAGTATTCTGCTTCGCGCTCGACCCCGATGACGACTTCCCACCCGGCAAGCATTCCTCCCAGTGCCTCGCTTCCACTGCCAGAGAATGGCACGTAGAGGCGGCGCGGGGCATACTCCGCAGGCGGCAGGAGAAGGGAGGCGAGATAGCGGGTAAGTCGCAGAGGTTTGACACAAGCATGCGAATTTCTCATTGGCTGCGACAGGTTGCCCATCTTCTCAAAATGCTTACTGACTGCACCTCGGTCAAGAACTTCTTGCAACGGCATCGCCTCCAGCCCCGCGTCCCGTTCTACCCGTCCCGCCTTCGCCTGATAGATTCCGCATTCCGCCGCTTCGATCTGTTCGGCCTGATAGTCGCTAATGTGATAGAAGCGAGATGCGCCGCCTGAGTCATCATGTCCACCCCGGTATGTGGAACGCTTCCCGTTCCACATACCGGGGTCAATTCCACCCATTCCGCCTGACTTACTTACAGTTACCCCGCTCTGCTCGTCCAGGCGGGCGGCGCTTTCGGTATCCAGCAGGACGTTTGAGGGCCAGCGTCCGCCTTCATGTACCCTATCGGCGCAAGTAGACCCGTGCCGTTTATCTGACGGCCCCTGCCATTGGTCTGGAGTAGCCTGCTTACCCGACCGCAACCATGCCTCTCCACGTTCTTTTTGCCAATCCGCACTAATCCTCCCCCCCGCAATATTCAAGGCTCCCGCGCCCGTCTTGACGATGCATTCGGCAGGTTTCCCACGATAGGGAACTTGTGCGACCACGATAAATTCGCATGCTGGTTTTAATGCCTGTCCGCCATACCGATGTCCTGCCCATATTCGCGCTGTCTCTGACCGGGGCAGCATCTCCGAATACCGAGGCGTTAGGCCGGTACGCATCACGTTACCCGGAGATGCTGCCCCGGCTTTAATTTGTCCTGTCTCCTCGTACTCTTTCGCGGCTATGCGTGTCGCTTTGGGAAATCCCTGTCCCGTGATCCAAACCATAGCGGGCAAGATCACCAGCCCCGCATCTTCCATCGCAACGGCTTGCCTGTGATACCCCCGTGTACCGGCAAAGCAGAAGAGGAATGCGCCAGGGTGCAGCACCGAGGCGATTGCTTCCCACGTCTCCGGGCGAAAGGCGATGTCGCCGCCGTCCCACTGTTTGCCCATGAATCCGGTTCCGGTACGTCGGTAAGGGTCATTAGGACGATTGCCCTTTGCAGGGGCAGCGTTCTCGCCACCGAACCGCTTGACAATGCTGGTCAGATGGTATGGCGGATCGCACAGACAGGCGTGGAACTTCTCCCCCTCGTAAGTGCGGCAGAAGTCCAGCACATCGGCCAGAGGGAAGATAGGTTCGTTCATAGCGCCCCTGCCGGTATCGGGAGGATCGTCACCGACGTAGCCGACAACCCGCGTTCAGTCTGTTCCGCGTCGAACTCCACCCACTGCCCGCGCTGCGCGAACTTGACGCCGTTCGCGCCGGGAGAGATGACGGAGAAGTGAAAGAAGACGTCAGGCAGACCGCCCTCCTGCTCGATGAAGCCGTAGCAGCTTTCCTCTTTGAAGAATTTTATCTTTCCTATTGGCATCAGAGTGGAAACCTCCAGAGATTGAGTAAGTACCCCGCGCACCATATCGCAAAACCGCCCACGATGACCGTACAGGCGAGAAACAGCCACTGGACGGTATTTCCCTCCTCCGGCTCCCCGATGTCGTCGTCATCGTGAATGGCGAGGGTTGTGTACTCCGTGCGATAGTATCGCGCCCGCAAAGAGGCGCGTGCCGCACTGTCCTTGATCTGCTCCTCTTCCTCACACAGCGGGCAACCCCAGAGCGGCGCGTATTCCCGACCGTGCTTATTGCAGCGTTCCGGCTCCATCAGACGCTCGGCGGTCTTGATGTAGATTTGTTCTTCACTCGGTCGAATCATGTTCTTCCTCCTCTCCGGTCGGTATCAGGATTTTCAGGTTGTCGAGTTCGGCGCGGAGTTGGCGATTCTCTTCCCGCAGTCGCTCGAGTTCTGTTTCTTCCTTGTATTCGCCTATTAGAAATCGCTTCATCACATCCCCTACTTTCCGGTTCGCCTCCGCCCATGTCGCTGCGTCTCCATCATGGCGGCACACGCCACCCTGCAAGACTTTCCAGTACCATCGTCCGCCCGGTGTGTCCTGACGGATGAGGACGTAATAGGCAATGGGTCGGTGGTCCAGTGGGGTACTCATGGTGTGTAAGTTTCTATCTCAATCAGTGTGGTATATCCCCATCTTTTGTATTCTCGTTTGGGGTTCGCCTCTATAATCACTGAGGACGCGCTGCCCCATATCACCATGCCGATTTCTGGCGTCCATGTGGCATCAAGAATCGTCATCCGTGATTGACCTGCTGGTGAATACCCTCCCGCGATTGACTCTCTGCCTGTTTCCGGGTCTTCTACGGTATAGCGGTCGGTTCTGCCGGTGAGTTCTAAAACGAGGTTATCCCCGTTCTGTGTCACCTTTTCAATGTAGCCATCTATGCTCATCTCTTCCCCTCCTCTCGAAAATGACTTGCCAGCATCCCCACCGGAACCCGAAACCTGTACTCTGCCGGGTTGCCCTCCGCTCTGGCGTCCAGGTAGACGTACAGCCCGTCACGCTGCCAAAGAGTGCAGACACTCCCGACCGGCGGCGGAGTAACCAGAATAACTTGCAGTCCTTTGGTGAGGCGATAGGTGGTCAATTTAACTTCCTGGCATTCTTCAGAACGTCCTGAACCGCAATACCGAACTCTTCCGCAGCAGACGGTTTATCTTTTCCTCGACTCGCGTGTTGTATCTGAATAAAAAACCACTGCGCCGCCAGAGTCAGCACTTTGCCCTTCGCCGCCATGGAGCAGTAACCATGCGCCATGAGTTCGCAGACACGGCTATACGCGGCATTAAGCGTCTCTGCCGACACGCCTTCATAATCACCCTCTGCCTCCATCCACAAGTCTTCGTAGCGTGGATTAGGTATGCACAGCTTGCCCTGAATTCGCTTTGTCACGTCCTATCCTCCTGGATCGCCCGGTCAAGAGCGCGGTCGAGCTCTCTTTCCTTCTCGGTCGTCTCTCTGTCCTGCCTGACGGCGGGCTGTCGTGCCGTCTTGCTTTGCAGTGCTTCAATGCGCCTGCGGTTC